GGAGGCACGCGGAAGATGTTGGTGTTCTGGCGAGCACCCGTGTCTGCCATCAGGAAGCCCGGGAAGTTCGCATACATGCCGGCATCAAGCATCTCGCGCCAAGCAGCGGTAATCGCGTTCGTCGTGTTGCCAAGGATGTGCAGCAGACCAAGATCGTAGAAGCCCATGCCAGGCACAAACGTATACTTGACGAAGTTCTGGCGAGCCTCAGGAAGCTCTGCATCGTCCTCGTCGTAGTTGCGCACAATCGACAGAATCTCTTTCGTGCTGACATCAATTGTCACTCGATAAGGAATCTCAAGGCCGCTGATCTTCTTTTTGTACTTGTGCTCAAAGCCGCCAATGTCGAGCTCGCAATAGACTTCGTAAATCTCGCGATCACGGTCATCAGGATTGTAGCTCTCAGGAGCAATCCCCTGCTGCGCGTTCTTCTCGCGCTGGACAGCGTCAAGATCAACGGGCATCGGCGTCGACAGATCAACGTCGCGATAGACACCAAGAATCTGCAATCTTTTCACGGTGGACGGGCGCATCGAAACGCGGTGCGTCACGCGCTTTGCATTGCGCAGATCGGTCGCGCTGTTGCTGACGATCAGATCATTGGCATCCACACTCTCGCTCACAGGGCGATTGCGCAGAGGGCAGAAGTAGACCTTCTTGAAGGCCGTGCCGCCAAAGCCAAGCATCAACAGCATGCGGTCAGTGTCGGGATAATACTCTGAAGCCACCGCAGTCAGATAATGGTTGAGGTCTTTCTCAAGAGCATCGCCCAGCGCATCCTGCTGGATGGTCGAGCCGATAGCATCATTGCGAATCTTCACAGGCCCGTCTGTTGGCAGGAGCTCCGATCGGGCGTTGGCTTGGAAGCGCAGCACCGCCTCAAGAAGCAAAGGATGGCGCACGCGGCTCATGCCTTCGACAGGCGCGCCGTCAGTGGCGCCCTGCAAACCAGGGATTTCAATTTTAAGGCCCAGAAGCTTGATGCCCTGAGCCCTGTCCTCAATCCAATCCTTGCGGCTCTCAATGTCGTCGCGGATGCCGCGCATCAACTCTTCGCTGATCTTGTTCAATTCAGCGCTGTCGATCTCGTCAACGAGGTTTCTGAACCAGTCGCCGTAGTCAGGCCGATCTTCTTCATCGCGCAAAGAGCGGCCATCAAGCGAGATGGTCACTGATCCGTCTGGATGCTCAATGCGCAGCAGATTGCCCTTGTCGTCGGTGTGGTGAAGATCATCACCTTCGTCGATCATGACTTGAACATCGTCGCCAGACAGATCGGGCTGCTCTGGCGGCAAAGCAAAGATGTTGGGCTTGAGCCCTGGCGTCATAGGCATGGACTATTCCTTGGGTGCGCCGAGTTGCTCCATCTCTGCGACAAAGCGGCGAATACCTTCTTGTGCAGCGAGTGTATCAGTTTTGGCTTGTATTTCATAGGTGCGGACGTAATCGTTGGGAGCAACGCCCCACACCTCAACACGAAACGTGCCTAAGCCCTTAGGTGTTGACGGCGTAATCACATCAACAATTGCGTTCGCTAAAACCTGTGTCATCTGTCCTCTCAGCACGGATCATGGAATGTTATTGATGATAGCAGAGATCGCTCTTTGAAGCGATTAAACCATGTAGAGCGGAGGCGGTGTTGATCCGCGGTGCGTCATCTGATCTTCGACATCAGCCAAGCGCTCGTCCTTGCGCACAAGCAGGCCAAGCTCACGCAGATGCTTGAGGCCAAGCGAGACAGTGTCGACGAGATCGTCATGCTTGCCCTTTGGAAACACCTCGCACTGCCTGATCACATCATCTGCCCAAGACCGCTCTGGGGCGTAGATCAGGCCTTCGCTGAAGAGGTGCTGAATGCTGTACATGCGGGCAAGCTTGTCGAGGCCTTTGGGGTCCACTAGCTGCACACCAAAGTCTTCATGGCTGTAGACCCTGCGTAGCTCCTGCGCCACGCTGATGCCTGTCGCCTTGTTTTCGATCAGCAGCGTGTCGATGCCGCGAATCTTCTTTGTCGTCTCGACGATCTTCTTGATCAGATCGTGAAGCTCCAGGCGCTCCTGCCACGCATAGAGCAGCATCACGCGAGGGTGCTCCTCTGAGTAGGTTCGCTTGATCTCGCTGATGGTCTCGCCATTGCGTGAAACAACCCGATTCGCCTGAGCCTTCACGTCGCCTGAGAAGACGCCCCAGATCGTCATGGCAGAGAAATCATTCTCGCTCTTCGTCGTGTACGCAGTATCGACAGCGGCGACGACGTAATCCATGTCGGGAAAGATGTCGCTCTCCCACATCTGCCACCAGTCGCGCTTGATGATGCCGCCGCCGCGCGGTGTCGGCTCTTGCTGAAACTGGCCGGCGGTTGCGTAAGGGCCCATCACGCGCTCTTCGCGGTCGACCACCTCTCGCGGGAATCGCTCAGGGAACAAGAGCTCGCCTTCATCCTCGCGCGGATCGTAGAAGCCGATCTTTGTCACCATGTCTCTGCGCCACGATGCGTAGCGCATTGGCAGGCACAGGTGATCGTAGCCAAGCTGCTTGTCCAGGATCACGCCTGACACGTCTTCTTCGTGCAAGCGCTGCATGACGACGACAATCGCGCTTTCCTTTGGATTGTTCAAACGTGTCGGCACCGCTTCAAGAAACCACTCGAGCGTGCTGGCGCGCATCTGATCCGAATTTGCGCCCTCGACACTGTGCGGATCGTCGATGATCACCCGATCGCCGCGAGCACCCGTGATCGATCCTGCAGCGACCGCCTGTCGAAAGCCTGTCGCTGTATTTTCGAATTTGGTTTTTTGGTTCTGATCTTTCGACCACGAGACCCGATCGCCCCAGCGCTCCTGATACCACTCGCTTTCGATCAGCCGGCGCATGCGCAGCCCGTCGCGCACGGCGAGGTCTTGCGTGTGCGAGGCGCAAACGTAGCGCATATGCGGCGCGTTTTTTGGGCCCCATTCCCAGGAGGGCCAAAAGACGCCCACGGTCAGGCTCTTCATAGTGCCAGGCGGGATGTTGATCAGCAGGCGATTGTAAAGACCATCAGCGACCTCTTCGCCGTAGGTGATGGCTTCAAGGTGCAAGCACAGTGCATCGATGTGCCAGCCGTGAATGTATGGCTGTCCTGGTTCGATGATGGCCCAGGCCTGTCTGATGAATTCGGCGAGCGACCGCTCGCAGCGCGTTTTGCTGATTGCAACGCGCGTGGCTTCCACGTCGATCTTTTCGCCCTTGTAAAGAACGACGGTCATTTGTGGATCAGGTTCTTCAAAGCTTCGTCGAGCGCTTCGAGCTGCTCGTCTTCCAAAGCTTCAACGTCAATCACCTTTGTTTCGACCTTGATGGCGCCACCGTTCGCGCCGGTGACCTCTTTACGCTCTGCGTAATCTTCCCGAAAACGTGAGGCGACGATCTTGTTGTAAAGGGTCGCGTTGAAGTCGCGTGATTTCACGCCAGCCTGCCCCGCTTCTTCCCACCAGTCCTGTGCATAGACGAGTGCGCGCGCGAGGGCGGTGGAAAATTCTGGGTGAACTTCGCGCCATTTCAGTAGCGTGGATTTATCGACATCCAGGCGCGCAGCCATACCTGTAATGGATTTGCCCTCTTTGCCCCAGACGAGAACTTGATCGCAATACTCTGGGCGATAGCTCGAGGGGCGACCCACGGGGCGTTTAAGCACAGGCGCAGCCTCAGGCACCTTAGGCGATGCCTCAGGAGCGGCTTGGGGAGCACCATTTTGGGTTTTTTTCGGCATTTCTGGACCTCTAAGTGCCTCAAATATAAGGGTTTTGGGGGGAGTTGACATCTGAAAGGATTTCATGTTTACTATGTTCATGGCTGATTCGTAGCCGCAATGATTTGATTTACAGGAGATGGATATGACTGATCTGACCCACATCTTTGAAAGCCTCACCGCTCGCGGATTCGAGGTTTGCGCTACGGGTGGCGGTTGCACCGCTTGGCACAAGAAGCTCAACGACAATGCCTACATCCTTGTGACTGACGATTGCGGCTTCTCCGCTGATGATCTGTCTGAGGGTGCAATCATTGGGCTCTACGGCGAAGACGGTGGCGATCCGCTCAATTCGTGGAACGTCAATGCTGATCAGATTTTGGAATGGACTGACAAAGCCGCTGAATGGCTCGCACAATAAGGGG